AAAGATAGTCCTTAATTAATCCAGAATACTTTAGTTCGGATGCAGTACTAAATACTTTATCCGAATCAAAATTTTCTTTGCAGAATTTTTTGATTTCATTAATTTGTGTATCTTTCAATGAAAGAAGATTTACCTCTAAAAATGGTGATAAATCCATTTTATTAGATTCTTCTAAATCAGTAAAAAATTTATATACAATACCATTGGTTAAAATTCCAAAGCGTGCTTTTGAAGTACCAAAATAACGGAATAATTGTGAACTATGTTTTCCTAAAGAATCAGTGCAGCTTTTGCATTCAATTAAAATCAAAGGCTCTCCTTGATCTAGAATAGCGTAGTCAACTTTTTCTCCTTTTTTAATACCGACATCGGCGGTATATTCTGGACAGAATTCCATTGGATTAAAAACATCGTAACCCAGCAGGTTGAAGAATGGCATGACTAAGGATGTTTTTGTAGCTTCTTCGGTTTGTATTCCGTCCTTCATTTTTTCAATTCTTTGCGAAAATTCTTTTAGCTTGTTAGAAAATTCCATAGTTTTTTCCTCTCTTTCCTCTTTTGACCGACCTACATTGAGAAATCTATCCTACCAACGTTTAAGTTGGGGATGAACATTATATAATAATTATCCAGTGTGGTTCCAACACCGTATTTATTGCGGTAACACGCCACACATTCTTCTAAGAATTCTTCTGTAACTTCCAGATACTCAGCCATTTCATATCGGCTTTGACATCCATACTCGAATGCTTCGACGATTCCGGTAAGCCCGATTAATTTGTTAAATGCCCAAATTCGTGCTTGACGTTCCTGTTTTCGGTTTCCGGTCAAATCCATGTCTAAGATGTTTCCGACAGAAGTGTGATGGTGTCCAAGTTCTTCGGCTATAACACAGTTTTCTTCTATGGTAGTATCTATAGATGTGTTTATAGCAATATTCCCATCTATATATATCCCTTTTAAATTATCCTCCCCTAAATAGAATTTGTGAATATTTACATTATTATCATGCGCATATTGATGTAATTTTTCGTTTGTATTCAAGCAAATCCCTCCATTACATTGTTGTTTATCAAAAGTCTATCAAAGTAGGTGGGGTATAAAAAGGATTACTTGGCATCTGTTTTTACAAATCGGATAAATGCTTGGATTCTGTCTATTTGTTCTTTACTGTAACCATCGCCCTCAAGATGAGCTGCAATAGTAGTGGGTTTTTCTATAGGAAGCTTTTCTGCATATCCAAATGTTCCGAGAACGTCAGTTACTCCGTAGGCATTGCACATAATCAATAAGGCATCCGGAGAGGGTTGGCTATTTCCAGCTTCCCAACTATATATGGTTTTCTCAGAGGCTTTAAATCCTTTAGAAATAAGTAAATCAGATATTTCTTTTACAGTTTTATTCGCATCAAGTCTACACTTTTTCAATGTTTCACCTATTTTATGTTTCATGATTTACACCTCGCTTTTATTTTATAAATTGAATATATCACCTAGTTTTTAGCGTGTCAATAAAATTTCTAAGAATATTAGAAAAAACTATTGACATTCTGAGAATCGTGGAATAATATATAAACAAGTTCTGAGAAACTAAGAAAGAAGGTGATAAATTGGACAGAGCAACTAAAAAGGTTTCTGAGTATGTTAGACAAAAAGGCTTTAATCTCTCAGAGATCTCTAGAAAGACAAAACTTCCATATATGGTTCTTTATGACAGTCTTATGAATGAAAAGAGAGATAGAGATTTGAGAGTAGATGAGTTCTTAAAACTATGTAGTCATTTAGACGTTGATCCAATGCAATTCTATGCATTCGAGCCAGGAGAGGATGTGTGAAAAAATGTACAATGAAGAATTTATCTCAAAAGAGCAACTAGAAGAGCTGGAAAAGAAGGCGGATGAACTGAATGCTCTTATTAAAAAGCTAAAGAACAAAAACCGCCTAGCTGATTATTGCATGTTAAGGCCATTGAATACACCAAGAAACATAAAGAATGACATTCCGGTGTTTGGATTTAAAGATTTGTATGACACTGATGTGTGGAATTGTTTCTGCAAGCTTGCAAAAGCAGTACATAACAATTCAAACGAATTTTATATGAGCACCGCTTATCCAGGAAGCGGCAGGAAGTATATCAGGGGTTGCGTAGTTCCGAATCCTAAGAAGTTTGAAGAGCTGACGATGGAACAAATGGAACTTTCTGGAAAGATGGTAGATGAGCTGATAGCTATTTATAACAAGTATTTTATATCCACACATGCTCATGTAGTTTACGACGAAATGAAAGGTGATGGAAAGATGTACTATCCTGTTTTTCCACCAAAGCAAGTGCAATATATAGGCAGGAATCGGATTAACACGGAAGAGGAGGTGTAGTAGATGAAAAGAGAGGATGATTGGATCAAGGAAATAGATAAAAAAATAATCCACTACATGTGGACTATTTTCCTCAGTATGATGATTTCCATTATAACAACTTTGTCAGTAGTAGCGTTACTAGGGTAGTAAAAAAAGAAACAAGAATAGGTGTAAGTATGCTCCGAAACAGAAAAGATTTGATAGAAACCCACGTAAAGTACTTTCTGTGCAAGCATTTATGTGAAAGTTTAATTCCTATCACTCTTTCATTTCGGACAATTTCATCCAAATAACCGTTATCTGTAAGATATTTGATGGCAGCTGATACGAGAGGATAGGGAGCAATGTCCGAAAAAGGTTCTTTATCAACGTAAAACATACAAGTGTAATTCGGTGAAGATTCCAGGGCTTTAATAATTTTTTTTGATAGCTGATCCATATTTTTCTCCTTTTAGTTATTTCGATTTTCGCTTGGTAATTAAAGTATAGGAGACAGTAAAAAAATATGCAAGTAAAAGAGGAGGTGTAGTAGATGGGGGTAAAAAAATTAGAAACGCTAAAAATTAGTATGGAAAAAGGCAAAGCAAAAGTAGAAGTAAATGGTGAAGATATTTCATCATGCGGAAGTTATCTAAACCTTACGTTTGAAAATGGAGAATGGTCGCTGATGTCTACTAGAGATAGTTTTTATTGCTCAAGCGATCGTAAGCCTTTAATCATAGGGAAAACAAACGATAAGGCACGGTATTGCCCGAAGTGTTTTTCAGAATTGCCGGAAGATGCAAATTATTGTCCAAAATGTGGGAAATGTATGCGAGAACAGTTTAAGTATGAACAAGGTTATATTGGCGAAAAGTCGAAAACTGTAACCGTCGGGTTTTCAGATAAGGCAATTAAATTATAGGAAACACGTACAACCCGTAGAACATACGCTTTATAAGGAGGTGGTCGTATGTTAGAACTTAGTAAAAATCCTATGGATCTACTGATCGAGTTACTTAGCGACCAACAAGGCGTACCGTATGAGTATACGCCTATAGATCCTAAAAACGAAGAAACAAAAGAGGAAACCGCTTAGGCGGTAGAGGGGAGGGACAAACAGTGAAAAGTAACAGCATTAAGGCAAAGCGCCAGAGAAGAGACATTCTGACGGGAGTATTAATCGGCTTCGGCAGCGGAGTGGTAACGGCAGGATTATTTTTGATTGTGCTATTGGTTTACTGCCGGATGGCAGGACCATTGTAAGGAGGTGAGGAGAATGGATAGAGCGAAGTGGATAAAAGCTGGTCTGGAGATTGCAGAGCACTTGAAAGCAATCCGGAGGCTTGTCAGACAAAACGGCATTGACAAAATGAGTATGTCTTCTTTTGCGGATGATATCACATGGGGAACATATATCGATGATGATAGAAAGCATTGGACCGTAGAAGTGGACGAGAAAGGTGTCGTGAGTTTAGAAGAGAGTGGTTTTAAATTTTACGCAAAAATGTAGAGCGCTTACATATGCCCGGCAAGGCGTAAGCACTCTGAAAATTAATCAATTAAATTATATAACTTATTAGGAGGAAAATCAATGATTAGAAGTAATAAAGGAATGACTGTTATAAAAGGAAGTAGAGAAGATGTATTTGCAGATTTTGCGGTTGTTGTTCATTCGCTTAAGGGTGCATTAGTAGAAAGCGGTATGTCATCTGATAAAGCAGAAGCACTTATTATGGATATAGTAAAATTTGGATTTAAGTATGAAGAAAATGAGTGCTCTGGTAGTAAGCAGAGAAAAGATACTATTGATGAAGCAGTGGACAGGCTGTTTGATGCTATTTTTCACAATGCTTCAAAGGAGGAGTAGGTATGGCTTATTACAATACTTGTCCACATTGTGGATGTAATTTAGATCCAGGTGAGCGATGTGACTGTTTGAAAGAACAGAATCGCGAGGAACGGAGTTGTTCTGAAAGACTGAGGAAACAAATCACAGAAGAGTGTACAGGTCAAATGGTTTTTCGGGAGGCAATTGCATGATACCAGGATATGATGATTGGAAAACAACACCTCCAGATGATCAAGTTCCAGTAATCTTATGTGATTGTTGTGGGTGTGCATTATATGAAGGTGATTATTTTTATGATATTAACGGTGAAAGAATCTGCGAGGATTGTTTGATAGATGGTTATAGGAGGATGTTGTAATGGCTTTAAAATCATATGATGAAATGCGAAAAATTGATGTGAAGCCCTTTTGTGAAAAGAGAGATGGACTTGATTATTTGAATTGGGCGATGTGTATAGATCTTTTGCACAAGAATGGGGCAAAAAAAGCATACTGGGAGCCAATTGAAAATGAGAAAACAGGGAATAGCCTGAGAATGTCGGATGTTGCATTTGTAGATAAAAATGGCGTTCAGAATAGGTGTTATGAGACACGGATCCGTGTCGTGATCGATGATAATGTTTATGAGATGCAGACGCCAGTTATGAATGGAGCGAACCCTGTAAAAGATAACTCCATGAGTCAGCAAAGAGTTTGGAATAGTATGTGTCGAGCGTTTGTAAAATGTGTAGCTATACACACAGGTTTGGGTTTTGATTTGTGGCTAAAAGAAGAATACAACAATATGGAAAGTCAGATTCCATATACCGGAGAAAAAACAGCTTCAGAAGCTAAGATTAAGACAATTCAGAGTTTATGTGTAAGTCATGGTATTGATGGAGATGCTTGGGTTGTCGGTAATGGAAGAACCTGGGATACACTTACGGAGACAGAGGCTGCACACATGTTGAAGGCATTAAAAGATCGGTATGGTGATGATTAGTGAAATTCACTGGAAAGTTAAAGGAACCAATTATTGACTACATAACAGGGCGTTTGACGTTGCTATTTGAGCCTTGTGAGGACTTCCGAGAGGCTTATGAGGAATTCAAGGATTGCGAGAAATTAAGCCTAGAAATAAAAAAATACAGGCGTAAGAGGAGTCTAGATGCAAACGCTTATTACTGGGTGCTTTGCACGAAGCTTGCAAAGGTTATGGAAGTATCGAACCAAGAGATACACAACCGGATGCTCCGGCTGTACGGACAACTAGAAATTTTTGAGGGGAAAGCTGCATGTATCACCATACCAGATACAGAGCCGGCAGAAAAGAAGGTGAATAACGCGATGGATTATCACCTTCAGCCTACTTCGCAGGTGCGAGAGGGTTTGGATGGGATTATGTATCGGACCTATAAGCTTTTAAGAGGTTCTCATACATATAACAGCGAAGAGATGGCGAGGCTGATCACTGGACTTATAAGCGAGTGCAAAGATGCCGGTATCTCAGATGCTGAAATCGCAACGCCGGACGAGAAGTGGTTATTAAAGGAAAGATATGGTGTAGAGATATGAAAAGATTATGGAGTATCTTTACGGACGATATGGACTGCTGCATGTACACAGGGAGATATGGAGTTGAAAGACATCACATTTTTAGCCATACACCAAGAGAACGGAAGCTGTGTGAGAAGTACGGTTTTATAGCTCCATTGTTTCCAACTCTTCATCCGAACGGGGTGCATGCGAGGAAAGAAGCCAGTAAGGTTGATAAGGATTTAAGGCGAAGATGCAAAGAATATTATATAGCACACTACGGAACAGAAGAGCAGTTCCGGAAAGAATTTTATTATGTTAGTTAGCCAGAAGGCTTGCTATAGGTACCAGTCGAAATGTACCTAGTGTATCGCATGTAACTTTGAAAAGATGTTTTCTGGTGCCGGTATTTCCGGCACTGGGGAAAGGAGCAGATAGCATTGCGAATATGAGTAATTATGTCAAAATCAGCCGGAAGATCTTAGAGTGGGGCTGGTACAGAGATGAACATACAAAAAGCCTTTTTCTGCATTGTCTTCTCAAGGCAAATTGGAAAGACGGAGAGTTTAAAGGAATTGTGATTAAAAGAGGACAATTTGCAACTTCAATCCCCAAGCTTCAAGTTGAATTGGAATTAACTTCGAATGAAGTTAGGACTGCAATTAAGCATTTAAAGAGCACAGGCGAAATCACAGTCAGATCATATAGCAAATTCTCCGTAATTACGGTGGTTAAGTACGATAGTTACCAATGTGAATCACAGGCAGAATCACAGACAGATAACAGTCACACCACAGACAAGGCACAGCCTATTAACAGTCTATTAACAACAATAGAAGAAGGGAAGAAGAATAAAAAGGAAAGAAAGGAAAATAAAAGTAATAGTGTGCGGTTTATACCGCCCTCTCTCGAAGAGGTGCAGGACTATTGCAAAAGTCGATGTAACGGTTTGGATGCTCAAGCCTTTGTAGACTTTTATTCCTCGAAAGGCTGGATGATTGGAAAAAATAAAATGAAAGACTGGAAAGCTGCTGTACGCACTTGGGAGCGTAAGAGTCAGACAAGGCAGGAAGAGACCGCCAAACATGACAGGATAAGCGAGGTGGATAGCTGGTGACAAGAGAAGAGTTTAAAAACATCGTGAAAGCTATGCGAGGGGCGTATACAAGATGTCCGGTGACAACCCAACAGATATTTGAAGAATGGTATCTGTTGTTAGCAGATATGGATTACAAGACTGTTTCAAAGAATTTGATGAGGCACATTCGCTCAAGCAAGTATGCACCGACAATCGCAGAGTTAAGGCAGGAACAGGCGGTAGGCTTTTGCAATTTCACAAGCAGAAATTACGATATGCGAAAACTTGAACTGGCACTTTTGGGAATTAAGTCAGTGGAACAGATAGAAGAAATAAAGGAGAAGTAAGGATGGCAGTTATAAGGAGTATTAGAGGTGGAAGCGCCGGACTGAATGAAGAAGATCGTTTGACTCTTGCTGGGCTGTTAGTGAAAGCAGGATATCGGGTGCAGATCGGTTATCGGGTTGTGCCGGGAAACGCTAAGGGAAAGAAAGAGTATACGGTGGAGTATGAGGAGCCAGGAGGTGAACAATCATGAGGATAGATCAGATCAAGATTGATGAGTGGTATGACATTCCCGGATATGGAGGGAAATATCAGATCAACTACTACGGGAATATCCGGCGAGCATTGAAGAATGGACGATATAAAGAGATACATCCATTTATTAAAAAGTCAAATGGTCGCAGATGTGTAAAGCTAAACTGCAAAGAGCATGTGGTAATGAAGCTTATGCAGAGAACGTTTTATGGGGAACTTAAAGACGGTTGTGTTGCTTATCATAAAAATATGTGCATTACAGACGATATATTGAGCAATATCGGCATTAGTACAAGAGAGCAACTTGGGAAAATAACAGGAAGAAAAAATAATTGTGAGAGATCTGTCGTAAAAATAGACAGCTGCGGTCAGATTGTAGATTTTTACAGATCCGTTCGTGAGGCAGGAAGGAAGAACCATATGGCTTATCAAACGATTCTTGACCGGATTAACGGAAAAGTAAAGAGTTTGTATGCTCCGGATGGTTATGTATATGTCAAAGAAAAAGAGAGTGAGATTCAAAAAGCAATTCGGAAAATCGAGCTTGAAAATAGAAAAGAGAGTGGTGTGTCATTTGTAAGCGCACCAGATGTAGTATTCGATTTTTAGAAATAAGCATTTCCCCGAGGTTGGAAAAATGGTAGAAAGGAGTCGGAACTCTGGCCAGAGAAAAGACATGTCGGTTCCTTTCAAGAAAATGGATTATTTAGAATTTTTAAAGACAAAGATAGAGATCGCACCGGAAAGCGGGTTCGAAATAGAACTGGGGAAGATCAACAAAGCGTTACTGCCACATCAGAGGGATGCGGTGGCATGGGCATTAAAAGGCGGAAGAAGAGCACTGTTCGAGTCATTCGGACTCGGCAAGACGGTGCAAGAATTAGAGTTCTGCCATCAGGCGGCAGCGCACGAAGGCGGCAGGGCACTTATCGTACTGCCACTGGGAGTAAAACAGGAATTTACCAGAGATGCGGTAGAACTCTTAGGTTACGAAAAACCGGAATATTGTCGGACAATGGAAGAGGTAGAGAAGTCGAAAAGTGAGATTGTGATCACCAACTATGAACGTGTTCGAGATGGAGACATCCGGCCGGATTATTTTTCAGCGACATCCCTGGACGAAGCGAGTGTACTTCGGTCATTTGGAAGCAAGACTTATCAGACGTTTCTGGATAAGTTTAAGAATGTCCCATATAAGTTGGTGGCAACCGCAACGCCATCCCCGAACCGGTACAAAGAACTGATTCATTATGCCGGATACTTAGAGGTCATGGACACCGGACAAGCGCTGACAAGATTTTTTCAAAGAGATAGCACCAAAGCAAATAATCTGACACTATACCCGAACATGGAAGATGAGTTCTGGTTGTGGGTATCAAGTTGGGCACTATTTATTACCCAACCATCGGACTTAAATGAGGACTATTCGGATGATGGATACGAATTGCCGCCGCTGGAGGTTCGTTGGCACGAGATACCGGTGCATTACGGAGACGCAACAGAAAAAGACGGGCAGATCACGCTTTTTACAGATGCGGCAGCAGGATTAAAAGAAGCAGCGGAAGTTAAGAGAAACAGCATAGACGTCCGTGTTGAGAAGATGAAAGAGATAGTAGAAACATCACCGGAGGATCATTTTGTATTATGGCATGATCAGGAAGCGGAGCGGCACGCTATCAAGAAAGCGTTGCCGGAAACGGTTGATATCTACGGATCACAGGACTATGAGATAAGAGAAAAAAGAGTCATAGACTTTTCAGAGGGAAGAATTAAGCTATTTGCTACAAAGAAATCTCTTTCTGGCTCTGGCTGCAACTTTCAAAGATATTGCCATAGGGAGATCTTTCTTGGTATCGATTATGAATTCAATGATTTTATTCAGGCGGTACATAGATGTTATCGTTTTCTGCAAAATAAGCCGGTTATCATCGATATTATTTACATGGAAAACGAAAGGCAGATTAAAGAGACACTATTGCGGAAATGGAAAGATCATAACCACATGGTCAAGAAAATGATAGAAATCGTGAAAAAGTACGGCTTATCATCCGCCAAGAAAGAAGAGAAGATGAAACGGAAGATGGGAGTGAAAACGGTGAGAGTAGAAGGAAAAAATTACGAAGCAGTCCATGATGATTGTGTGGAAGAGACAAGAAGAATGGAGAGCAACAGTGTAGGACTGGTCCATACATCTATCCCGTTTGGAAATCACTATGAATACAGTGCAAACTATAATGATTTTGGACACAATCAGAACACAGAGCGCTTTTTCGAGCAGATGGACTTTTTGACACCAGAATTATATCGGGTTCTGGAACCGGGAAGAGTGGCAGCCATCCACGTGAAAGACAGAGTGTTGTTCGGAAATGCAACCGGTACAGGAATGCCGACGATAGAGCCATTTCACGCTCAGTGCATTGGCCACTACATGAAACATGGGTTTCAGTATTTCGGAATGATTACGGTCGTTACAGATGTGGTACGTGAAAATAATCAGACGTACCGGCTGGGATGGTCAGAACAGTGCAAAGATGGCTCCAAAATGGGAGTCGGATGTCCGGAATATGTGTTACTCTTTCGGAAACTGCCGAGTGATCGCTCCAATGCCTACGCAGATAATCCGGTAAAAAAGAGCAAAGAAGAATATACAAGAGCACAGTGGCAGATAGATGCGCATGGGTATTGGAGAAGCTCTGGTGATCGCTTAGTAAGCAAAGAAGACTTGAAAGAAATATCCGTGGCGAACTTGCAGGCGGTGTATCGAAAATACAGTAGAGAGTCGGTATACAGTTACGAGGAGCATGTTAAACTTGCGGAAGCTCTCGATAAAGACGGGAAACTTCCAGCTACTTTCATGGTGGTGGCACCAGGTTCATGGAACGATTTGGAAGTATGGGACGACATCAATCGAATGCGGACCTTGAATACAACACAATCCAGAAGACGTAAGCAGATGCACGTATGCCCATTGCAGTTAGATATCGTAGAAAGAATTATAAACCGTTACAGTAACGAGGGTGATCTTGTTTATGATCCATTCGGAGGGCTTATGACAGTGCCTATGATGGCTGTGAAAATGAAGCGCCGGGGGAAGGGCTGTGAATTAAATGCAGACTATTTTCGGGACGGAGTGGGATATCTTCAGGAGACAGAAACCGAGATGGAAACGCCGACATTATTTGATTTCATGGAAGAGTAAAAATATAAAGATAGGGTAATTTAGGTGAGTATACGTAACAAAAAAATAGCAGCGGACTATATGTCTTGCCGGACCGTCCACTGCTCATCTTTCTAAGGACATTATAACACATGCGTCCTTAGGAGACAAGGAGGATGATGTTATGTGTACACAGAAAGAAATTTTAAGAGATAACATTTTAACAGGTATGCAGCCATTTTTAAATGCGCCACTTATGGAGATTCTGAACCAAGTAGTAGTGCAGGCGTTGTTTGGACTTGAGGTGACAGAGAGTGAGACATTGCCGGCAACGATAGACGATACAAACCAGCGGATCATATCCATTTACATGACTAAGAAAGCGCCGAAGTTGAGCTCCAAGACTGTAGAGTATTATATGCTTACGGTTCGAAACTTTATCGAGTTTGTGCAGAAGTCCTTACTGGACGTATCTGACATGGATGTGGAGTTTTATTTACAGTCTTATGCACGTAAAGGTAATCAGGCAAGCACGATTAACAATGAGCGTAGAAATTTGAGTGCGTTCTTTACATGGATGAGAAAGAGCCATCTGCGATCAGATAATCCGGTGGATAGCGTGGAACCGTATCGAGAGATGGACAAGCCAATCGACCATCTGACCGATGGTGAACTGGAAGCATTAAGAGACGCCTGCAAGGTCAAAGTGAGAAATAAAGTAACAGACTTAGACGAATATAAAGAGAGTCTTAGAGACAGGGCGTTGTTGGAGTTTCTACGTAGCACAGCTGTACGTGTATCTGAGTGCGTATCAGTAAACGTGCAGGATATCAACTGGCAGTCCGGCGAGCTTATGGTCTATGGACAGAAAAACCGGACATGGAGAACCGTCTGCTTAGACGATACCGCACAGTATCATTTGCGGAAGTACATCGACAGCCGAAACGATAAAGAACCGGCACTGTTTATTTCCAGCAAGCGAGACTGTAAGCGCTTGGCGAAACCGGGAATTGAGAGCGCCATCGGAAGGATAGCAGAGCGGTCGGGGCTTAAGAGACGAGTATATCCGCATCTCTTCCGTAAGACCACAGCAACCAATATGGTCAAGCGTGGATGTCCGAGAGAACTGGTAGCGTTTTATCTCGGTCACAAAAACGGAGATGCTCGGACGTTAAATAAACATTACGCTGCTACTACTCCGGATCAGGTACTTGGAGCGTTTAGGAAGTACGGTGCGGCTGCATAGATTTTATGGCAAAAAACATAACCAGTAGTGCGTGTCCCATACTACTGGTTGGGTTAGACGAGATTAACTTAGGTTTTAGTGGAGGTGAAGCAATATGGAAAAACAATTACATGAACTGAAAATATATCCTAGATATTTTGATGCAGTTTTGGATGGAAGTAAACTATTTGAAATACGTAAGAATGATAGAGGTTTTCATGTTGGCGATAATCTTTTCCTTAGAGAATGGGATAACATAAAATATTCTGGCAGAACGATATTTGCAGAGATTACATATATTTTGGATGATAAGTTTATTGGTTTGACGGAAGGCTATGTTGAGCTTGGTATTAAAGTGATTTAGGAGGTATACATGATGGGAAGATGCAAAGAAATAGTAGATGAATTGTATAGATATGCTGAAAAATACAGGGAACCCCCAACAGGGAGAGAAGTAGAAGGGACACCAGAACTGCTAGAGAAAGCAGCAAAATACATAGGAGAAATAAGCTATTGTACTGGAAAAATGAAAGAGCGCTTTTTGATTGGTAAGGTAGTGTATAGGCAAGGGGACGATGAATCAGATGTGATAGCATGTCCTTACTGTGGATATGAAGTAGCTAGAAATGATGATTTTGATGAATTGAAGCCGAAGCATTGCCCTGATTGTGGAACGAAATTATTGTATTAAATTAGGATTTAGAGGAGGTAAGTACGAAAATGGAGAACGATATTATGAAAATACATGATTATTGCCTTGAATATGAGTTAGAGATTTTAAGTGTGGTTGAAGCTCTTGCGGAACGGCGGATTACAGCAACAAAAAATAAGAGCATTGATAATTTTAAAAACATTGTGCCATTGCTTAATGAAATCATTGAAAGTGCAGAAATTTATAAAGCATACTTAGAGGAAGATATTTAAACTGAGATTTAGTGAGGCGAGAAGATGGAAGAAAAGAAAGTTAGAGAAGATTATTTAGAATTTCCATGGGGAATCGAAGATACAATTGAGAACTTGAGAGAACTTAAGAGTGTTCTGCAGCGACAAGTGAGAGAAACGAATTGTGACGGAAAAGGTGCACAAGATGCTTTTGAGGTAGGTTTTGATTTTGATAGAGCCATCGAAGCATTGGAAAAGCAGTTGCCGAAGAAAGGAATTAAAGAAAAGATTACAGAAGGAGTAAATAAAGGCTTGCATAATTTTTACTGTCCTGTTTGCTACGAAAAAGGAGATTTGAGTAATAAGTGCAATGTTGGAGAATATTGTTCTGATTGCGGACAGAGACTTGATTGGGGTGATGATCGTGCATAAAGAACGCAGAGACAGACACCTGCAGAAGATGGATCGGGAGCAGCACCATGAGGAGCTGGAAGAGTGCAAGGTATCAGACAAGGCAAGGGAGAGATTCCAGCGTCCGCCATATCAGATTACAGATGTTACAGGCTATATGGCAAAGAAATACGATATCAAAAGGGAGATGGAACCATGAACAGGTCGGAAAACCTGCGTGCTTTTCTTAGGTTCGTGAACGAGTGCCAAGCACTGAATGAGATGGCAAGAAAAGAAGTTTCGAAAGAAGACAAGCGTCAGCAGGATTTATTACATGAGATTGAATTTGAACCAAGAGCAAAGGAGAGAAGTAAGTTATGCACACAGCTCCATCGGTCAAGATTGAACCGGAGAAAGTACAAGGATATATTCGAAGAGACGGATGATATTGTACAGTTCTTCAATGTTGGGCAGCACAAAAAGGTTCTTGATCAGATGGGGCAGTTGATTGGAAAAGTAAGAAAAGTGGAAAAATATCATGAGAATAGGGTATATATTCCGAGATTGCAGGAGGGAGAAGAATGACATGTGAAGAGGTTGGAGCAGCAGTGGCAATAGCGGCAGAGGCAATAGCAAAGACAGGAGAGATAATAGCGAAAGCGTTTAGGAAAACGGGGCAAGCACTTACATTATGGGCTTTGGCTAGAAACAAGTGTTACAAAAGCAACAATGAGCGTAAAAGAAACAAAGAGCCCATGATAAGAGAAAAGGCATACATAAGAGCATACAGAAACAAATGCAGGAGGCGTAATGTTAGAGAGATTCATACACTGGATCAGAAAGTCCAGAAAGAAGAAGTGTAAGAGCTGTTGCTTAAGATGTGAATACTGGGAATTGTGTAGAGAGGAAGAGCCACAGGCGGCAGCAGGACAGGAGGACAACCATGAATGAGGAAGGTTATAGAGATCCAACAGCTGATAGAGCGATAAGAAGTTATAATCGATTACCACACGGGAAGAAAGAAGACTTAAGCGCACTCTGTATAGTGGCAAGAAGACTAGGCTTTGAGGTAACCGGAGTGAGAGACAAAAAGACTGGAAGAGAGGTGATTTTAGATGCCGGACGAAAGACCGATATCGGAAAAGAAATACGGGATAAACAAACATAGATTCTTGGAGTTGAAGCATCATTGTCTACAGTACCAAGACTGGAGAAGAGAGTTGGCCAATATGAAAGATACTGTGAAAGCAATCCAGTATGGGAAAGAAGGGAAAGGAAGTCCAAGTATCGGAAGTGCAACGGAGAGTTTGGCAATCCGACGGACAGAGCTCGAAGAGAAGTGCAAGACTATAGAACAGACAGCCATAGAAGCAGATCCGGAATTGTATCAATACATACTGGAAGGCGTCACGACAGATTATGCGACGTATAGGTATCTCAAAGACGCTAAAAAGATACCATGTGGAGACCAGAAATATTACAGAACAAGAAGAAAGTTTTACTGGTTATTATCGAAGAAGGTATAAGAGTAAGAGAAAAATATTTATAAACATCACCAATCACAGGACATAAAAGTGTGTTATTATGATATCATCGATAAAGATGAGAAAAAGGGCAGCAGTTATTGATGATATACTGACTGTCCTTTTTACATTAAAAAAAAGGTGGTGAGTTGGATGGCAAAAGGATACCGCCCGGATCAGAACGGAACACACCGAGCACAGTTCGATAAAAATAAAAAGAAGATCTATGCAACTCAAACAGTGTGCGGAATATGTGGAAAACCAGTAGACTTCACATACAAGTATCCTCATCCATTGTCACCTTGCATAGACCACATCATACCGATAGCGAAAGGTGGGCACCCATCAGATTTGGACAACCTGCAGCTTGCGCACTGGACTTGCAATAGACAGAAGTCGGACAAGCTGGTCGAAAAAACAGATGCAAAGGTCGAAGAAATAATAAGCAACCGTGTATTACCGCACACTTTTGAATGGAAAAATATGCGGTCGCCGATTAAGTAAGAGAGGGGGCATACCTCCCCCACTCACCGGCAGAGAGGGCTTCCCGCCGCACTACGAAAAAAAACACACGAAGATGAGAGAGGGTATCAAAATGAGTGAATTATTAGGGATTGCCAAGATGAGAAGCAGGCTGAATTTGAAGAAAACAAGAGTAGATACAAGGTATAAATATTATGAGATGAAGAATATCATCAAGGACTTTAATATATCAACACCACCAGAATTAAGAAACTTTCAGACGGTACTTGGATGGTGCGGAAAATCTGTGGACAGCATTTCGGATCGGCTCATGTTTCGCGAGTTCGAGGAAGATAATTTTGATATAAACGAAATTTTCTTGATGAATAATCCGGATACGTTTTTTGACAGCGCAATTCTTTCGGCACTGATCGGCTCTTGCTCATTCGTGTATATTTCAGAAGAGGGCGAATATCCGAAGTTGGAAGCGATAGACGGAAGAAATGCAACTGGAGTTATGGATCCAATCACGGGGATGTTAAAAGAAGGGTATGCGGTGCTGGAAAGAAGTGACATGGACACACCGACGATAGAAGCATACTTCACACCGGGAAACACACAGATTATCCAGAATGGAGAAGCAAGAAATATCCAGAATAACGCACCATATCCGCTGCTGGTGCCGATTATCAATAGACCGGATTCAAAGAGATTATTCGGGCATAGTCGGATTAGTAGAGCCTGCATGGATATTGTCAATAGTGCAATGCGAACAATTAAGCGCTCCGAGGTATCAGCGGAGTTCTTTTCGTTTCCGCAGAAATATGTAGTCGGTACATCGCAAGACGCAGATCCACTTGATAAGTGGAAAAGCGCAATGTCATACATGATCGAGATCACGAAAGACGATCAGGGAGACGCTCCGACATTTGGTCAATTTCAGCAACAGAGCATGGCGCCGCATATGGAACAATTGAAGATGTTTGCCGGATTATTCGCGGGCGAAACAGGACTTACGATGGACGATCTCGGATTCCCAACAGAAAATCCATCCAGCGCAGAAGCAATTAAGGCAAGTCACGAGAATTTAAGACTGATGGCCAGAAAGGCGCAGAGAACATTCGGAACAGGCTTTTTGAATGTGGGATATTTGGCAGCGTGTCTACGAGATGACTTCCCGTATGAGCGAAGACAGTTTTATTTGACAAAACCAAAGTGGGAGCCAGTATTTGAGCCAGACGCAGCAGCACTGAGTTCCTACGGAGACGGAGCGATTAAGATCAATCAGGCGATTCCGGGATATATAAATGAAGACCGCATGCGCGATCTAACAGGATTCTAGGAGGTGTAAGCGTGGAAGATATTGCACCTAAACTGTATGAGAAAATTAAAAAAGAATTTGACCACAAGATTTCAGACAGCAAAAGACTGAGCATTCTTTCGGAGAAGTTGGTGAAAGGGACCGCAACATACAGAGAAGCGCATGAATTTGCGATAGAATCGGGAGAGATCTTATCACAGGTATTTAAGAGCAATCTGTCATCTTCTGTGTTACCAGATGGAAAGCTATATTACAATATCGCCGACAGGATTATTCGTCCGATGATGGGAGATCTATATGAAAGAGTAGCCGACTACTCAAAAGAGGTTCAGTTTTTGCTAAATAAGCAGCAGGATATCGGAATAAAAGCCATTAGACCAGAACTGAATGAGGACAAAGTACAGGGGATTATCGACATCACTTCTGGGAAAGAACATTTTGACGATATCGTATATATGCTAGGAGAGCCAATTGTCAATTTCGCACAGGCGATTGTAGACGATGCGGTAAGAACAAATGCAGATTTTCAGTATAAAGCTGGATTAAGCCCGAAAATCATAAGGACATCAACTGGAAAATGCTGCAAATGGTGCGATAATCTTGCAGGGGTTTATGAATACGAGGAAGTGTCTGATACCGGAAACGATGTGTTTCGTAGACATAAGCATTGCAGGTGTCTGGTTGACTATGCTCCTGGAGATGGAACAAGACAAAATGTGCATACAAAAAAGTGGTCAAACGGGACAAACGGTGATACAATAAAAATAAAGAAGACGAAAGAAACACCGAAAAATAAAGAGAAAAGAATCAAAGAAGAAAATGGGTTAGATCTCGCCTCGAGAATATCGGAACATCCTAAAATGTTAAGAGCATATACACCGAAGGGATTATATGATTCATTAAAAAATTCGGGATACGAGATAAAGGCATTAAAAGGAAAAAATTATAGAGATATTCCTTTTGAAGAAGGCGGAGGGTTTCGAGTAAATTTTGGTGGAGATGGTATTTTGATGTATCATCCAGGAGAAAGAAGCCATCACGGAGGAGAATATTATAAAATATCAACGGGGAAAGAAGGAACTAAAAGATATGACAGAGAAGGAAATGAGATTGAAAAGGATAGATGACATAAATGAGAAACTAAAAAAGAAATATAAGCATACAGAAATAACCGGAACATTATTATTTATTTTAGAAACCGGAACTGTTTTTAGAATAGATAGTATCGGGAAATTCAATGCAATTGTAATCGAATATGCAGACGATATCGAATCTGCGAAAAAGGGGATATTTGGAGAAGATGGAGAGTTATTCTACATGAATGATATGAACGAAGACGAAATGTATGAAGCAATGATAGAAGAGATAGAAGGATAAATGCCACAGGTCGAAAGGTCTGTGGTATTTTTATACCCGTTTTTAAGAAAGGAGGGGAAAGTGTATGAAGATACCTGGAAAAATAAAAGTACTGTATAAGGAGTATACAGTGGAAGAAACCGTAAACCTGCACGATAACGGTGGAGATTTATACGGACAGATTCATTATCTTCCGGAAAAAATTTTTTTAAACGTAGATGCAAGGGAAGAACAGAAGAAATCTACTCTTCTTCATGAGTTGATTCATGCTATGGATGAAATCTATAGCATTGGGCTGAAAGAAAAACAGGTTAAGAAACTTGGCAATGCATTCTACATGTTACAGAAGGACAATCCGGAACTTTTTGAAAAGTAGAAAGGGGTGATCCAATTGTCTCCCCTTGGGCGATGGGGTGATATCGTCTACGGAAGAAACAGTTAAACAGGAGGGGTGAGATGGATACTAAAAGAATAGGACGCCAGACACCCACTCAATCCGTTACACTTCCTTACACGGAAACAAAAGGTCAAGAGGCTGCCGATTTATACGCGAAAACAGGAAATGAATTGCTAGAATGGCAGCAACTATTACAGTGCGACATCATGGCTGTCAATGAAGATGGTTTATGGGTACATCAAAAATATGGATATTCCGTATCCCGTAGAAATGGAAAGTCGGAAAATGTGCTTGCTAGGTGCTTGTGGGCGCTTACGCATGGAGAAAGAGTGCTATATACCGCACACAGAGCAACTACGTCGCATGCAGTTTGGGAAAGACTTGATCGAATGTGCGAGAAGGCAGGGATCGTTATCACCTCGTCATTCAAAGCATTCGGAAAAGAGCATCTATATGCGGAAGGCGGTGCGGTTGTAGAATTCCGAACCAGAACATCTTCTGGTGGGCTTGGTGAAGGTTATGACGTGCTGATCATCGACGAAGCGCAGGAGTATACGGAAGCGCAAGAGACATCATTGAAATATATTGTGTCAGACAGCGATAATCCACAGACCATTATGCTGGGAACTCCACCGACCGTAGTTTCTGCCGGAACGGTTTTTGTGAAATTCCGAGAAACGGTACTATCTGGCAAGGGCTTTGATTCCGGTTGGGCAGAATGGAGCGTAGACTTTCAAACGGATCCGAACGATGTTGACGCCTGGTATGAAACCAACCCGTCACTGGGAACGATTCTGACAGAGAGAAAGATTCGGGCGGAGATTACCACGGATGATATCGACTTTAACATTCAGAGGCTGGGGTTGTGGCTGAAATACAATCAAAAGTCAGAAATCAGCAAGAAAGAATGGCTGGAGCTTAAGATTGATGAAAAGCCAAAACTTACAGGTGATATCTATGTCGGAATCAAATATGGAAACACCGGAGAATATGTATCGATGGCGGTTGCGGTCAAGACATCTGATGGGAAGAACTTTGTCGAAGCGCTGGATTGCAGACCAGTAAGAGCCGGAAACGATTGGATTTTGGAATACCTAACTGCAATCAATCCAAGAAGCATTGTAGTTGATGGCTCTAATGGGCAACAGGTTTTATTGGATGATATGAAAGATTCAAGAATAAAACAGACGCCGATATTCCCTAAAGTGGCAGAAATTATTACTGCAAATGCATTATTCGAGCAGGGAGTATTCCAACACACGATCCGGCATGCTGATCAGCCATCATTGACACAGGCAGCAAGTAACTGTGAACGTCGTGCGATTGGTTCACATGGCGGCTTTGGTTACAAAGCCATGAAAGAGGGGATTGAAATATCCCTTTTAGATGCAGTTATATTGGCACATTGGAAATGTCACGAAAGTAAGGAAAAGAAGAAACAACAAGCAAGGTATTAGGAAGAGCATCCGTAAGGGTGCCTTTTTATACAAAAATGACCGATACCACCGGGTTTAGTGGGAGAAAGGAGCCGAAAATGGCAGATTTTAAAATTATTGAAACACAGGAAGATTTTGACAAAGCAGTAAGCGCACGCATTAAAAGAGAGCAAGAAACAGTACGAAAGGAATTTGAAGGGTTCCTTTCTCCTGAAGACGTCCAGAAGAAGTACGAAGGTTTCTTATCTCCGGAACAAGTACAGGAAAAGTACAAGGATTATCTCTCTCCGGAAGAGGTGGCGAAAAAAGATGCGACGATTAAAAGCTATGAAACAAAGTCAAAGCGTGTAGAAATCGCTCTTGGAGCAGGGCTTCCATGGGAGCTCGCCGGTAAGATTTCCGGAGAGACAGAAGAGGATATGAAGAAGGACGCACAGACCTTGGCTGGGTTCCTTAGGAACAACAATCCATATCCAAGATACAATCCTGATCCAACAGGAGAAGAAAGCTCAAAAAATGAAGCTATGAAAAAAATGTTAAGTAATTTAGGAGGAAATTAAACATGCCAGTAAACAGAACATTATTTGATCCAGTTTTAGTTACAGATTTAATGAACAAAGTAAAGGGGAAATCTTCCCTTGCGAAACTTTCTGCGCAGTCTCCGATTCCATTTAATGGGCTGAAAGAGTTCACGTTTACAATGGACAAGGAAATAGACATTGTGGCAGAAAATGGAAAGAAGACAGAGGGAGGAATTACCGTAGCACCGGTTACAATCGTACCGGTTAAATTCGAGTATGGCGCTAGAGTATCCGATGAATTTATGTATGCATCCGAGGAAGCAAAATTACAAATTTTAACTGCATTCAATGAGGGATTTGCGAATAAGGCGGCGAAAGGTTTTGATTTGGCGGCATTCCACGGAATCAATCCTCGAACAGGAGAAGCATCCACCGTCGTTGGCACAAACCATTTTGACAGCAAAGTCACTCAGACAACGGATTACGCAGCAGCGACTTGCGATGAAAATCTCGATGCAATTATTTCGACCGTGCAGGGAGCGGACGGAGAGGTAACAGGAATGGCATTATCCACACAGATGGGTGCAGCACTGGCAAAGATTAAAGAAAATGGAGTCCGACAGTATCCGGAGTTCCGTTTTGGAGCATCGCCGGAGTCTCTCGGTGGAATGAATTGTGACGTGAATAATACAGTATATAACAATACTGTGAAGGATCATGCTATTGTAGGAGATTTCCAGAATGCATTCAAATGGGGATTCTCCAAGGAAATTCCGCTTGAGATTATCCAGTATGGTGACCCGGACAACTCTGGTAAGGACCTGAAGGGATACAATCAGGTATATATCAGAGCGGAAGTATACATCGGCTGGGGAATCTTGGCACCGGAATACTTCGGACGTATCGTGGAGGCGTAATATGATCTACAGAAACAGAAGAACAGGAAATGTGATTGACGTTCCGTGCGAAATCACTGGCGAGGATTGGGAGATTGAAAAAGAGTCTCCCAAGACCGCAAAGAAGAAGGCGGTGAAGGAAGATGCTAAAACCGTTCGCGACAACGGATGATATCAATGCAATTTGGCGAAAATTGAAAGACGATGAAATTCCAAGAGCGGAAAAGCTGCTTGAACTTGTGTCAGACAGCTTGCGAATGGAAGCCGACAAAGTAGGGAAGGACCTTGATGAAATGATTAAGGAAAAGCCCTACTTTTCGAATGTCGCAAAATCGGTGACAGTTGATGTTGTAGCCAGAACGCTTATGACGTCGACAGATTCCGAGCCTCTTTCCCAAGAATCACAATCCGCACTCGGATACACCTGGAGTGGGACATATCTTGTCCCAGGTGGTGGGCTCTTTATTAAAAACTCTGAACTTGCAAGACTAGGACTGAAAGGACAAAGAAGAAGGGCGGTGGATATGTGTGGCGAAGATTAAAGGAATCGCAATTACGCTTATCACAAAAGAGGAAACAGGGCGAGATGGATTCGACCATCCGATTTACACGGAAAAGAAAGAGGCAGTAGAAAACGTGCTCGTGTCTCCGGTCACGGCTACGGAATCGGTTGACGCTTTTGATTTTGAAGGAAAAAAGGGAATATACAACGTCGCAATTCCAAAAGGCGACCAACATACATGGAAAGATCAGATTGTGGAATTTTTCGGCGATAGATGGCAGGTGATTGGATTCCCGAAACGCGGAATCGAAGAGAATATTCCTCTTGATTGGAATGAGATATGGCAGGTGGCGAAGTATGAGTAAAGTAGAAGTTAAAATTAATTCTAAGGGGGCAAGGGATTTAATGAGGTCGGAAGAGGTTATGAAACTCTGCGAAAGCTATGCAAATGATGCAATGGGAAAGCTGGGGGATGGATACGTAGTCACCTCATATACCGGTCCGAACAGACTAAATGTATCAATCAAAGCGATAACAAGGGAAGCGGTAAGAGATCAATATGCTAATAATACAATTTTGAAAGCGATTGGTGGGAAATGATTGAAGAAATAGTACTGGAGTATTTAAAGGGCAAAGGCTTCCGTGCGTTTACGGAAGAACCGGAAGACACGAAAAAGGAATATGTTTTAATCGAGAAGACTGGAAGTAATGCAGAGAACTATGTAAAAAGGGCGACGCTGGCTATCCAGTCTTTCTCTGCATCTCTACACAGTACGGCGGTGCTAAATGAAAAAGTAAAAGAAGCAATGGAACAGATAATTGAATTGGACGATGTCTGCAAATGCAAATTAAACAGTGACTATAACTACCCTGACATTGTAAGGAAAAGATATAGATATCAAGCAGTATATGACATCGTCCACTATTAGAGAGGAGAAATATTATGGCAGATGCAAAAAATGTAAGTACCGGCAAGCCAAAAGTCGGTGGGGCAATCTATAGAGCGCCGGCTGGATCGGAACTTCCGACGGATGCCACAACAGCATTAGATCCGGCATTTAAAGCACTTGGGTATTGCTCAGAAGACGGGCTGACGAACACGAACAGCCCAGAATCGGACAGTAAGAAAGCATGGGGTGGAGACACGGTATTAACCTTGCAGACAAGCAAGGAGGATCAGTTTAAATTCACTCTCATTGAAAGCCTGAATTTGGAAGTACTGAAAGCTGTATACGGAGAAGAAAATGTGACGGGTGATCTCGAATCCGGCATTACCGTGAAAGCAAACAATCAGGAACTGGAAGAGTCTGTATGGGTAATCGAGGTTGTAATGAAGGGGAAAGTGGCGAAGAGAATCACAATTCCATCAGCGAAACCAACAGAACTCGATGAAATCAAATACGCGGATGAAGATGCGATCGGGTACGGAATTACGTTGACAGCAACACCAGATAGCACTGGAAATACGCATTACGAATATATCAAAAAAGGAGCATAAGAAATGTTTAAAGGGACGACAAAAAGTGGATTTCAATTTGAGATTCAGGAAGAGGTTTTTGACGACTACGAACTGCTAGAAACATTAGTAGACGCAGATAATGGAGATAACATGGCAATCTTCAAAGCAATCGATATGATTCTGGACGGCGCGCAGAAAAACAAATTAAAAGAACATGTCCGCAACGAAAATGGTCGGGTACCGGCAAGCGCAATGGTACAAGAACTAATGGAGATCATAGAGGCGTCGAATGCAGGAAAAAACTCCTAGTCCTCACCCACATGATAGTAACGGATAGGGATGCGTGGATGTGCGATTTGGCCGAAACGTACCATATCTTTAATTATAGAGAGCTTCCGTGCAAGACGGTGGCTCTTTTTTCATGTGGCTTGAGGGGAAATTCAAGGATTAAGAAAAAGCTGACGGGTGAAAAAGTGAACACAGAAGAAATGCTACTTGCGATTATCGCGGACCGTCTTGGAACACTGGTGTGGTTTAACTCCGAGGATGGGGCGAAGAAAAGAAATCGACCAAAATCCATTCTGGCTTCATTGGCAGGAGAGGAAGAAGAAAAGAAAGTGCAAGCATTTGATTCTGGAGAAGATTTTGAAGTTGCATGGAGCGAGATTACAGGAAAGAGAGGAGGGGAGTAGAGCATGGGGAAAAGCAACGGAACAGAATTAGCAAAAGCTTACGTACAAATTGTGCCATCCTTAAAAGGGGCGCGAGGAACAATCAAAAATGAAATTGGAGCTGAAGCGTCAAGTGCCGGAACATCGTCAGGGTCTATCTTCGGCGGAATGTTCAAAAAGGCCATTGCGGCAGCAGGAATCGGGATTGCGTTAAAGAAGGTGTTCGACGATGCATTCGCACAGGGAGGAGAACTCCAGCAGAATCTCGGCGGTACAGAAGCGGTATTCGGGCAATTTGCGAAGACTATTCAAGACCAAGCGGTAAGCGCATATAAGAATATGGGGATGTCCGCATCTGATTATATGGCCACAGCGAATAAGATGGGTTCGCTTTTCCAAGGATCCGGAATCGAGCAACAGAAATCTCTCGATATGACATCAAAGGCAATGCAGAGAGCAGCGGATGTGGCGTCCGTAATGGGAATCGACATGAGCATGGCAATGGAGTCTATTGCAGGAGCAGCCAAGGGCAACTTTACTATGATGGACAACTTAGGTGTCGCCATGAATGCAACAACCCTTGAGGCATATGCACTGGAAAAAGGAGTTAATTTTAAATGGAATACCGCTAGCAATGCAGAAAAAGCAGAGCTTGCTATGCAGATGTTCATGGAGCGTACATCGCAGTATGCGGGAAACTTTGCAAGAGAATCCGAACAGACGTGGACAGGCTCCATAGGTGCTATGAAAGCGTCTTATCAGAATTTAATGGCGAATATTATGCTCGGAAATGAGTTAGACACATCTCTCCAGGCATTGGCGCAGACGGTAACCACATTTGTATCAGGAAACCTTATCCCTGCAATGGGAAACATCTTAAAAGGTTTGCCACAGGCATTAATTACATTAACAACAACACTTGGACCGCAACTATTGCAAATGGGAGCAGACATGGTAGTTCAGTTGGCGCAGGGTATTATTACAAACCTGCCGAAATGGGTAGAAACATGGCTTGGATTATATGAAAATCTCCGGACGACAATCACCGAAAACGCACCACAATTATTCAATATGGCGCTTATGATGATACAACAGCTCGTCATTGGAATTAAAACGCAGTTACCGACCATATTGTCTGAAGGTGTGGAAATAATAACAAATTTAGTAAATGGAATCTTGCAAAACTTACCTGCTTTAATCGCAGGAGCCGGACAATTGTTAACCCATTTTCTTGGCGTACTTAGTGAAGCAGCACCGATTATCTTAGAAAACGGCGCAAATCTTTTACTCAATATCGTAACTGGAATTATAAAAAATCTTCCACAAATTGTTGTCGCAGCTGCGACGATGATCTTAAGACTCGTAACGTCTATAAGGCAGAAGCTTCCGCAGATATTACAAACAGGAATTGAAATCATTGGAAAATTGGCCGCTGGGCTCGTGAGGGCTATTCCTACGATGATTAGCAACATACCTAAAATCACCCTGTCTATTGCAAGCGAGTTTTTAAAAACCGACTGGGGCTCTATTGGACTAAATATTATAAAAGGCATAGCGAAAGGACTCGCGAATGCCGCACACATGCTCTGGGATGCAGTTAAGGATATTCTCGGAAACTTTAAGGACAAGGTGCTTGATTTCTTCGGTATTCACTCTCCGTCTCGTTGGGGTGAGTATGTCGGAAAAATGATCTCCCTTGGATTCCCACGAGGAGTAGAAGGCAATCTTGATCCATTCCGTACATCTATGGAAAAGCTTGGCAATATCGCTCAGAAACCGTTCGGAGAATTTGATTACGAAATGCGGACATCCGTTCCGAAGCATGCCGAGAACACGGAAGAGCGCGGAGCGTTAGAACGCTTAGACAGAATCGTAGAAATCCTATTAATGATTTTAAGCGGAAACAAAGAGTATAAGTTCTATCTAAAGGACAGAGAAGTGCTTAGAGCATTGAGAGAGTTAGGAGTGGTCGTAGGATGATAGAAGTTAAATATGTATGCTCAAACGGAAAAGAGTACAACCTGATCGGAGACAAGCTACGACCAACGGACGGGTATTTTCATAAATACAAATGGAAGCAGAAGGCGACAGATACTGGAATGGGTGATAGTGTATATGGTTTTTCCAAGGAGTCCATGACATACGATATCACTTTTACCGTCCGTGGTACGCTTGACGGTCGTAAAAAGCAACTGGATGAGCTTACAAACGCATGGGAATACGATATTGTAAATGTAACACCTGGTCGTATATATTTCGGGAATTACTACATCGAGTGCTACATTTTAGGGATGTCGAATGAGGTTTCCGGAATATGGAATAACTGGACAGATATTAAAGTGGCTATCTATTGTCCATACCCGTTTTGGTCAGAAGAAATAAAGAAAGATTTCTATCCGGATAGTATGGGAAAAGGTGAAGAATATTCATTCTTGGAATATCCATATGGCTACAATTACGACTATTCACGAGAAAAAACAGGTAGTCAGCGTTGGTATATTGATCATTATCGACCAAACCATTTCCAGATGGTAGTATACGGACCGTGTGCGAACCCAAGAATCACAATCAACGGACATGTGTATCAGATTTTTGAAACGCTTGAAAAAGGCGAATATCTTGTGATTGATAGCAGGAGCAAGACCGTTATAAAGCATTTGACAAATGGAACAGAACAGAACATTTTCGCCAAAAGAGCAAAAAAATCTTCAGTGTTTGAATTAATTCCATCAGGGGACTTGATGATTGATTGGAGTGGCACGTTTGGATTTGAAATCACTATATACAAAGAGAGGAGTGTGCCGAGATGGATCTCATAAGAACTGATATATATGGAAGAGAACTCGGGCACGTCATGAATGCAAACATCGATTTTGAGGTTGGAGAGGAAAAGGGCAGTATCAATGATTTCGAGGTCGAGTATAAAAGGTTTGATTGGACGGGAGAAGTGCAGGCGGGATGTCGTATGTTCTCACCGGACACAGAGTATGGAGGAATCGTAAGACATATAGCCACTGACACAAAAACAAACACAGTAAAAGCGAAGGGCTACACTTGGCGAGGCATGATGACCAAGAAAGTCATTGAGCCTCCGTCCGGTGTGGCTTACGCCGCAGACAATGGCGAGCTAAACAGCATTATAAAAAAACGAGTGGAAAGTGCATTTCCGGGGCTGTTTTATGGCGTTGCTAAAAGTACAGGAGTTACCGTCAATTTTCAGTATGACAGATATTGCACCCTGCACGAGGGACTTGTGAAGATGTTAAAGTCTGTGGGCTATCGTCTCGATATCCGGTATATGCAAGGCGCAACGAATGAGGTTGGATGGGTGCAGGTGCAGGCTGTTCCGATTGTTGATTTTTCAGAAGAGCACGAGTTCTCCGAGGACAATAATATGCATTTCACGATGGATGACAACAAAGGCGGAGTAAACCACCTAATTTGTCTAGGAAAAGGAGAATTGCAAAACCGGCTCGTGATACATCTTTACACGGACAGTAGCGGAAAAATCAGCACGAAGCAATATTATAAAGGCGCGGATGAAATCGCAGAAGTGTACGACTCTTCCGGATCCGAAAGGGATGATTTGCTCGCAAACGGAAAGAAGAAACTGGAAGAAGAAAAAAGTAAAACCGAATATAACATGACGATGGAAAAGATTGACGGGAACATCGACATCGGAGACATTGCCGGTGGGAGAGATTACTTGATGGGCGTTTCTGTCAAAAAACCAATAGACCGAAAGATTTGGACAATCTCCTACGGAGAAGAAAAGATTGAATACAAACTGAAAGGAGAAAATTAATGGATATCATCACAGGATATACGGGTACTCCGCACATCACAGCAGAAAATGACAGGGATATCAATATTGGAATCTTTGGAAGTAAGTCTTATGTGCTACAGACTGGAACAATGTTGACCGCAGAGATTTCAAACAACAATGAGATTAAGGTGAGAGACGGAGTGATCATGCACCAAGGATGTGCTGCATCTATAAAAAAGAACACTTACGATTCAGTAACAATTAATAATGGTTCACAAGGAATGAAACGTATTGACTTGCTTGTTGCGCGATATGAAAAACAGCCGGAAACGAATGTGGAATCATTAACGCTTAAAGTGTTACAGGGGACTCCGGTAGAGACAAGCCCACAAGTGCCAGAACATACAGAGGGCGATATACAGGTGGGAGATACAGTGGCAGATATGCCATTATACGAAGTCGAGATTGATGGATTAAACATTACTGAGATACGGAAAGTCTTTCAAACGATGGGAGATCTTGAGTCAGTAAATGGCAATTGTATAAAAGTTGTTGATAGTAAAAGTATAACTACCAATGGTTATAACTACGAATATTCCATTTTATCTTTTGGCGATAAGAGATATGCGAAACTATTTGGAAACTATACAATCAAAAATGTAAATGGAACTAGCTTTCCTCCATTTGTGTACAATACGATAACCAACTTAGGTTTATTTCCGGTAAATATTACTACAAAAATCAAGAAAGTCCTTGATTTTTCGCTTAATTGCTTTAATCCCGGAAGTGGATTTTTTTTAATCGGAGGAATAAAAAAATATATAGCAACGACCAATGCTTATGCAGATGTGCAATTTCTGATGACAAATCCACCTCAAAATATAGGGTTAGAATGGATGATGGTGTGCGAAATCGAATAATCATTTCCACCGCCCAATTGCCACCCAGCTAATTGTCTTTGTGTAATTCGCAGTAGTAGCATCATAATGCACAGAACACTTATCTACAGATCTATTTCTGTTTCCGGAGGAATCATATTCGCCGAACTCTGTAATAAACTTTCCGTTTGCACCCTTGGTCAGAATTACGACATATTCTGTATCTATAAATGGTTTTGCGAAAATAAGATTGTGATTAACAGATGTGTAGCCCGTACTACTAAGCGTACCGTAGCAAATTTGTGTTCCATCAGGAAAACAGACATAACCTTTACCACCATTTGTTATTTTGCCATTTAGTAAGTGGGAGAAAAATGTAACTCGTCAACCAAGAGCCAATGCAGGCTCTTATTTTATTGCCTTGCCGGTGGTAGATTACCGGCAGAAAGGAGATTATATGCAGCTAAGATTTAACGATGGCACTACGCTTGCCATTCAAAAAGCTACAGAGCTTGGCGGTGGCTTGCAAGTGCTGGTTGCCGGGACGACACCGGAAGAACTTAGAAAATTGTTTACGGATCCGATCAAGACCGCGAAAATGACCGTGACAGAACGAGGGCAGGTGTTGGGAGAGTACGAAAATTACACTGAGTTTTACCGTACAGAAGAATACGCTGGGAAGATTTACGGAATCGTGGTAAACAAAGTCGGAGAATCTGTAGAGGAGCGCCTTGCCAGTGCAGAACAGACCATAGAGCAGACCAATACAGATATGCAGATGGCAATCGCAGAACTTACAATGCTTATTGCGTCCATGCAGGGAGGTGGTACTAGTGTTTAATGAAAATAGCGTAATTGTAAAAACATGGGTGGAGCTTGTAAGAAACGGGACGTATCAAAAAGAAAACGTACCAAATATTAGTAACTTAAAGGAAATTGTATTTAGAGTATTAGAAACGGAGGAATTATAATATGACATTTTCAAAAGACAGTATTTTAGTAAAAACATGGGTGAGCTTAGTATTAACAGGGACATTCACTTTAGAACAGGTGCCGAAGCTTTTCAATCTTAAAAGTGTCGTATCTGAAATTGTAAATAGCTTAATGTAGGAGGTACAACATGGATACACCAATTGATAGAGCAGAGCACGAAGAGTTCAAGCGCAGGATGGAAGACGAGCATAAGCGAATTAACCACCGTCTTACGGACTTGGAAGAAACCGTGCGACAAATTGGAGAACTTACCACCAGTGTGCACAGCTTGGCACAGAGCGTGGAGCAGTTGGTTAAGTCCCAGAACCGACAGGAGAGCCGGTTAGAAGAACTGGAAAACAGGGACGGGGACACATGGCGCAAGGTTAAGTGGTACTTATTAACACTAGCGATCGGAGCAGTGTTTGGGCTTTTGGTCGCACAGATTGGACTCTAAGAGGAGGGATAGCATGTTTAAAAACAGCGTATTAAAGGTATCTGTAGATACCAAAAAGTGGCTCAAAGCCGCAGGAATTAGAGCAGTAAAAACGATGGCGCAGACAGCAGTTGCAGTGATCGGAACAGGGGCGGTGCTCAGCGCGGTAGATTGGAAGATGGTATTGTCTGCTTCTGTTGTTGCAGGCATTGTAAGTATCTTAACTAGCGTAGCAGGCATCCCAGAAGTAGAGGGCGAGTAATCGTCATTTTGCAAAAATGAAAGAGAGGAAACAATATGGGAATGAAATTTAAACAAGCATTAGAAGAAATGAAAAAAGGAATTCCAATGAAGCTTCCTACATGGGGAGGTTATTGGTGCTGGGATGAAGAAACACAGACAATTATCATGTACACAAAGGACAATCAGCGATTAGATATCAGGGAAACACAGCGAGTTGAATATACATTGATGAATGTTCTTTCTGAGGAATGGATTCCGGCAGATGGAAATAATTGCCCGGTACTCGGTGGAGAAGCGACATTTTCTTTTGGGGAAGCAATTAAGTATGTGAAACGAGGATTGAAAGTTGCACGTAAAGGGTGGAATGGAAAGAAACAGTATATTCAGCTTGCAACAGGAATCTCATATACATTTGAAGGCAAGGTTATCAATTGTGAGCATGAGTCTATTGGAAATAAGGCAATTGCGTTTGTCGGAACCTCCGGGGTTCAGATGGGTTGGTTAGCGTCACAGGCGGACATGTTGGCAGAAGATTGGGTATTTGTAGAATAGAAAAGGAGAATTATTATGGCAAAAGTATTTCTTAGTGCCGGACATGGTGGAAGTGATCCGGGGGCAGTAGCTTACGGGATGAAAGAGAAGGACATTAACCTGCAGATCATGCTTGCCTGTCACAATGAATTGATAAGGCATGGTGTAACAGTTGTATGCAGTAGAACCAAAGACGAAAACGATCCAGTGTCGCAGGAAGTAAAAGAAGCAAATGCGTGCGGAGCTTCTGTAGCAGTTTCTTTCCATACAAATGCCGGAAAGGGTGATGGATCAGAAAGTTATTACTATGCTACAAGCGAAAAAGGAAAGAAGTTAGCGCAGTATTGCGAAGATGAAACTAAGAAAATCGGGCAGAACTCCAGAGGCATAAAGACGAAGAATCTTGCATTTACAAGAGGCACTAAGATGGTGGCTGTACTGTGCGAGTGTGCGTTCATTGACAATGACAAGGACAACGACATCATTGACACCGTGGCAGAGCAAAAGGCCTTTGGTGTTGCCTATGCAAAAGCTATCTTGAGATATCTCGGTATTGCATATAAGAGTCAAAGTTCAAGTGATGGATCTGGTTCGAGCTCTGGCGCGTTGTATCGAGTACAGGTTGGAGCATTCGGAAACAAGAAAAACGCAGAGAAGCTCGCTGCCGAATTAAAGGCAAAAGGATACTCTGTTGTTATTAAGCAATACTAAAAAATTCCCGACAGCCTAAAAACTGTCGGGAGTATTTATTAAATGGCAAAATAGAAAAACCGATACTCTATTCTTCGACAGAAAAGCAAATTGGCGTTACAGATTCCGACCAAGCGATATATCGAAAAACAATATATGCAAATATGGGCGGTTTTACAAAACCATCATCTGGTTATCAACAAGCAGATTTAGGAACTGGCGTGATTATTGGCAAACTACTTAATGTTAACTGTCATATAATTGGATTTAAAAATTATGCGCTGCCATATTGTGCGAACGGTACAGCGTGGGGGACTTGGTTAAACACTGTCGAGAAAGTTGGAACGCAACATGTTTTAAGATTCCATAACAATATTGATTGGGGGAGTGGCTACACTCTTGTAGCTACGATAGATTATACCAAGTAACTTCTTATTTCCACCGTCCGATAGCTTGCCAACATATTATACTTTCAAAATCAGACCCACCACTTCTGATAAGTCTTACAGTGAAATCTTTCTTATTCAAAGAGGATGTCGTTAACAGTAACAAAGAATAACTATTATTGTACGGTATAGCTTGTACGGAACAAGGTGTAAGACTTTCCACAGGGAAATTTCTTGTGTAAGACCTGCTTACATAAAACTCCCCGAATTTTGGATCGCCACTTGCAAATGTGAATTTTATTTTCGCATTTCCCCACATAAATAAAGTTCCGTCACCAAATTTTATATAGCTTCCATTGTCATTTTCCCCGAACTCAATAATAGATTTGCCATTTGGTTAACTGAGATAAATGCAGGTGTAGTAATAATTAAAATTCAACGGTAAAGTCGGCCTGACCTTCAGAGAACGCTGCGGCAGTAGAACCAAAGTCAATGTTCTGATTGATTGTCAGATCTTTTTCCGGGTCAATTTTATGTTGCTTTAAGATGTATTCAAAAACCATCTCCGGCATACCACCTTTTCTTCCGCCAAGCACTTCTTTCCCCTTTAAATTCTCCCATGAAAAATCATCATTTTTCTCACGGGCAACCAGAAAGTTCCCGGCTCTCTGCGTAAGCTGGGCAAAATTTACTACATAGTCAGAAGCGCCTTCGTTGTAAGTATAGATGGAAGCCTCAGAGCCCATGAATCCGATATCAGCATTTCCGGATAGCACAGCGGTCATAGTTTTATCCGCTCCAAATCCGGTTACAAGTTCGAGGTCGATTCCCTCCTCAGCAAAATACCCTTCTTCAATGGCGATATACATAGGTGCATAGAAAATAGAATGTGCCACTTCATTTAATACGACCTTTTTCTTTTCGGATGAGTGATTTTTTTGCACTGTTTTTTCCTGTGCAGCTTTTGATGTGTCTTTCGTGTCTTTGTCTGATTCTTTCGATGAACAGGCAGATAAAACGCCGGCCATTAGCATGGTTGTGACTAAAACAAGTACCATCAGCCTTTTTTTCATAATAAAAATCCTCCTTAAAAAACCTGGTGATATAAGGTATTCTTAAGGAGGAAAAATGTTCCTGTCTGACTAAAGTCCTTTTCCGTGGAAAAGATTGGAAGTTTTTTCATATTTTGCTTCAAAGGTTGCCTGTATGGACAGTTTTTTGAATTGTTTCATATCAACTGTTCCGATCATAACAGAAGTGTGAGCCTGGCATCCTTTTAATTTCGGAAGCTGTGCAAGTGCCAGCTGGGCAGTAGGGTTGGAAGCGGCGCTGACAGAAAGAGCAATAAGAATCTCGTCTGTGTGTAATCTTGGATTCTTGCTTCCCAGATACAGTGTTTTTAATTTTTGAATCGGCTCGATCGCCTCCGGAGAGATCACGTGTAATTTGTGGTCAATACCGGCCAACTCTTTCAGGGCATTGAGAAGAAGTGCTGCGGAGGCTCCAAGCAGATTGGAAGTTTTACCTGTTACGATGCGGCCGTCATGAAGTTCCAGTGCGGCAGCAGGGGCTCCGGTTTCTTCTGCGTGTTTTAATGCTACATCTACAACAGGACGGTCATGAACAGTGATACCTGCCTGATTCATCAGCATTTCTAATTTATACACTTCTTCATCTGAGCATGCACCGATGAGGTGGCGTCTCAGAGAATCGTAATATCTTCGAATAATTTCCTGCTTGGAAGCTGCTTTACATACTTCATCATCACAAATACAGTTTCCGGCCATATTTACGCCCATGTCTGTAGGTGATTTGTAAGGACTTTCTCCATAAATGCGTACAAACATGGCATTTAACACAGGGAAGATCTCTACGTCACGATTATAGTTAACTGTTGTCTGACCATATGCTTCTAAATGGAACGGATCAATCATATTGACATCATTTAAATCTGCAGTTGCTGCCTCATAAGCAAGGTTGACCGGATGTTTTAACGGGATGTTCCAAATCGGGAAAGTCTCGAATTTTGCATATCCGGCACAGATACCGCGCTTGTGTTCATGGTAGAGCTGTGATAAGCAGACTGCCATTTTTCCGCTTCCCGGTCCCGGTGCAGTTACGACGATCAACGGGCGGGATGTTTCAATATAATCATTTTTTCCATATCCTTCATCACTGACAATGTGAGGGATATTAGATGGGTATCCGGAGATCGGATAATGACGGTATACTTTGATTCCTAATTTTTCCAGTCGGTTTTTAAATAAAGAAGCGCTTTCCTGACCGCTGTATTTCGTGATGACAACACTTCCGACAAATAAATCGTGATTTTTGAAAATAGACATCAGTCTTAAAACGTCTAAATCATAAGTGATTCCAAGATCACCGCGTACTTTATTTTTCTCTATATCTTCTGCGCTGATGACAATAATGATCTCTGCCTGATCGGAGAGCTGCATCAGCATGCGCATTTTACTGTCTGGTTGAAATCCCGGAAGAACACGAGATGCGTGATAATCATCAAAAAGTTTTCCGCCAAATTCCAAATAAAGTTTATTATCAAATTGTTTGATACGTTCCTTAATATGTGATGATTGTGTCTGCAAATATTTTTCATTATCAAATCCTATATTCATCTTTCTAACCTCGTGCTTCTAATCTTTTTATCAGTATGAAATATTACCTTATCAAGTATACTACAAAGTATAGGAAGTTTACAATCTTTTCATAATGTTTTTACGAAATGAAAAAGAGTGACAAGCCTGTAAATGCGCTAATCACTCTTTTTTCTGATACTAAAATGATACTAAAATTTTATTTTTTCTAATTTTTCTATAATTTCTTTCTGGTGTGACTGGAAGAGATGGGCGTATATATTCATGGTCATTTTTACGTCATCATGGCCGAGTCTTTCCGCAATCATTAGAGGGTTAGCACCCAGATCTATAAGTACGCTGGCATGCGAGTGCCTTAGATCATGAACCCGGATAGGCTTCAGCTCTGGAAGTTCTTTACACACGTAGGTGATCGCTTGCCCTAGCCATACCCTAGAGCGGTTGAATAGCCTCTGATCGGGCTGAGGGTCGTAGATCTTGGCTATATATGCCTTGATTTCTTCCAGTAGAAAATCCGGAGCGTCAATCGTTCGCTTGCTCTTTTCCGTCTTTGGTGGTTGAAAGATATATTCTCCCTTAACATATGCCAGTGTCTTGTTAATGCTTATGGTCTTTTCTGAAAAGTTAATATCTTCCAGAGTAAGCGCCAGAAGCTCACCTTTTCGCATTCCGGTATAATACAGGATCTCGAAAGCGGTATACAGTTCAATGTTATCTTTGATGTGATTAGAGAATATTCTGTATTCTTCCGGTGTCCAGAAATCTATATTTCCCTTCTCAGCCTTACAGATTTGCGTATTTACAGGATTGTTCCTTAATCCGAGATAATCTACCGCATACTTAAAAACCATCCGCAAATAGGCGTTTATCTGCCTTGTGAATGACGCTGAAAAGCCTTTGCTTAGTAGTTCATTTTGCCATGCTGCTACCTCTGCCGGAGTAATGGCCGATACGACCAGATTACGAAAGAACGGCAGGGCGTGACGTTCTAAGACGTCTCGTTGTGTCTGTAGCGTGGTCTTGCGGACTCTGTTTTCTTTAAAGGCTATATATTTGCGGTACAGTGCTTCAAAAGTAATATCGGGGCTCTTGGCCAACTCTTCCAGAAATAATCGCTCCCAGCTCTGAGCGTCTTTCTTACGAGTAAAGCCCCGCTTAAGTTTCTGCTTTTTCTTTCCGGTCCAGTCCGTATAGTAGAATTTAACGTAATATGTTCCGGTCTTCTCGTCCTTATATGCTGCCATTTGATTTCTCCTTTTCATTCTCATGCTCCCCAGCGTGTGAAAATGATTAAGGATATTTGACATATTTAAAAGTATTGACTATAATATACTTAACAAGGGAGCCGATAGCTAGTGCACACCTAGCTGCCGGCAAATAAGTACTACAGAATAGCGCTCAGTTTACCAGACAGGGGCGCTATTTTTTGTGTCTAAAAATCGTAACAACAAGGGTTATGACTGCACAAAGCATAATTACAAACGTGAACAAGTCAGAGTATGTAACCATATTAACCAGCTCCTTTCAATGTGTCCGGCAGCTGGTATAGCACCTCATCGGCTCCCTGGGTAAGTATATTATTTAATTGTTCCCCTGCCCACTGTGGAGCAGGGGAGGAAGATTATTCGTTGTTTTCCATTTGAGTAGAGTCACCAGATTCAATAACTTCTTTTGTGTCTTTGTTTACAAAGTTCACTACTGTTTTAATTTGATCAGATGGAACAGCATTAAACGCTTGGTACATATTTCCCTGAATGTAAAAAGCCATTGCTGCCATACTCTGTAATCCTCCGTAAGTATTTGGATCTACATTTACGGTGAATTCAGTCACATCATCGTTGTAGGTAATTGAGTCAAAAGAAGAAAAATTCTCTTTGTCTGCCAGAATTTCTTCAATTCCTTCATCAATGCCTGTTTTAAAGGTTGATAAAAGAGTTTTATGTGCTGATTTGGTCATCTTCATTGTAATTGACCCGTCCTCGTTTTTGGTTATTTCCTTTACGCCAGCATCTTTGGCTTCTTGATCCAATTCAGCAGCGGAATCTCCAACAAGTGACGCAGGAAGAGTTACTTCAACACTCAACAAATTCTTTTCTGCTTCCAATTTGTCATTGCTTTCAGATTTTTCTTCTTTTTTCTCAGGTTTGGAATCTGCACTTCCGCACGCGTTCAAGTTTAGTGCCATAGCCCCGATTAATAATACTGCTAAAATTTTCTTTTTCATTTTTCTTCCTCTCTTTCCTCTTTTGACCTACATTGAGAAATCTATCCTACCAACATTTAAGTTGGGGATGAACATAATATAATAATTATCCAGTGTGATTCCGACACCGTATTTGTTGCGGTAACACGATATACATTCGTCCAAGAAATCCGTGTTTCTGCAGCGGTTAGTCGTCTTTTCGGTATTCTGGTATTTTGGTTAACATCTCGACGTGATCTAGCGCCTTCTCACGTCCTTTTTTATTGAGTACATGATACGATTCTGCTAGTTTCATAAAATTATCATCAGTTGTTTCTATGGTGTTTTTATTCTTCTTTAAAAAATCAAGATTATTATTTGGCGTTATAAATTCTGGTGCACTTTCATCCACTATTGAAGAATAGAACATCAATTTACTAACAGGAACATCTAAGGCGTCAGCAATTTTTTTTAATGTACCCAGTTTAGGAGATCTTTTACCGCTTTCATATTGGGCTATCATTTGGTAAGAAACGCCAAGTTTTTCCCCGAGCTCTTTTTGTGTAAGACATTTCTCTTTTCTGAACTCTTTTATTTTATCTCCTATTGCACTCATTAACTCACCTCTTTCCTCTTTTCATTAATAGTAACACAAAATACTCTCTAGCAAAAGCAAAAGATTGAAAAAACGCATTGATAAAAGCAAAAGATTAAATTATGATAAGAATGAAAGCAAATGATTGAGAAGAAACGAGGCGATAAAAATGAAAATTAACAGAAGGAAGTACGAACTAGCAAGGGCGCGCAAATGTGTGTCGACAAAGGATATAGTGGCCTCAGGCGTTCCTAGAGGTTCGCTTGCGTCTATGTTCACTGGTGGAGTTAGACCAGAAACAGCCGGCAAGATTGCCAAGGCTCTTGGCGTAGATGTAACTGAAATCATTGAAGAAGAAAACTAACCCGCTCCCCAGCGTGTGAAAGTGATTAAGAAAGGAGAAGAGATATGGCAAAGCAGTTTTACACGGCCCAAGACTTGAGCGAACTTCTGAGCGTGTCAAAGAGTAAGGCTTACGGTTTGATCAGAATCATGAACGAAGAATTGCAGAATCAAGGATTTCTTGTAGTCAGAGGTAGGGCGCCCGCTGCATATGTAGAAAAGAGATTCTTTGGCTTAAGTGGCGAAGATGGCTAGCAAAGACGAACTTCTTTCCACGATAATCCCCAATATGAGACTTACAAGAGTTTTTTTCTTAAAGGTTTACGGATATGAGCTTACTTGGCCGGGGTTCGCTGAAATAGCCCTAACAAAGCTTGAGGAGCAGGGGTGTAGCAAGGCGAGAACGTACTACGCTGACATAGTGGCAGCATACGAACAGGAACACGAAAACGATATGAAGAGGGTTGCGGAATGGTACAGGAAGCAGCTAGATAAAAAAGGAGATGATACAGATTGGAAGAAAACGCGAGAAGCGGAACTATTGAGCAGGAAAAAGCAGCTATTGAGGCAGAAATTGAAGAAATAGACAGAGAACTGGAAAAGCTGAAAGGTAACAATGTTGTCTGCGATCGTGGGAAAGCTAGACCAGTGAAGAAAGCAGACTTTCACCTTGACCAAGCAAAACTAGTTGAGGTAAAAGAGCCAGAATGGCTTATTCCCGGATATGTTCCAAAATATGGGATTACAACGATAGCTGGCGAGGGAGGAGTGGGGAAAACTTCCCTGTGGTGCTCGATCGTTGCAAGCATTACAACAGGAAAGCAACATTTCCTAGTACAAGGCCAACAGATTCCATTTGAAAGTGAGCCAGAAACAGTAGTCGTATTTTCTGCCGAGGATTCATGGGAATACGTTCTGAAAAGACGACTAGAAGCGAATGGCGCCGATATGGATCGCGTTCTATACATGGGAGCAAGTGACGAGCGTTTTGTGGATCTGAATTTTGATGGCGATCTACTAAAGGGAATCATAAAAACCAATAGACCCGATCTAGTGATATATGACCCGGTGCAAGCGTTCGTTCCGGCAAACTTACGAATGGGTGACCGAAACGCTATGAGAAAATGTTTTACCCCTCTAATTGGCTTCGGTGAAACTTACAGGACAACGTCTATCATTATAGCACATGCGAATAAACAGAGCGGTGTCTGGGGAAGGAAACGAATTGCAGACAGTTCGGATATATGGGATTCGTCCAGATCAGTGTTAATGACTGGAATCGTGCCGGATAGTAACGGGCTGCGTTATATCACACATGAGAAATCAAACTGGGGGAAGCTAGAAGATAGCGTACTTTATGAGCTGGAGGACGGTGTACCAATATTCAAAAGCTATTCTAAGAAAAAAGACCGGGAATTTGTACTTGACGAAGCGCGGAAGAAGAACGTTGCACCAGCAGCAGAGGACGCGAAAGACTTCATACTGGAGACATTGAAAGAACACAAACAAATGGAAGTAAAAGAACTGGACGAACTGGCAGCGGCTAACGGGATCAGTAAAAATGCTTTGAAGAATGCTAAAACAGCACTTAACAAAGAAGGAAAAATACATACATGGCAAATAGGATATAAAGATGATAAGAAATATCTTGTTTCCTTACAGCCCGTTAAAAACCCAACGAGAGACCAATAAAACCAGTATTTATAAGGCTTTTTACTCTCGGGGGTATCAACAAGAGAAGCCGGAGAAGATTTTACTCTCGGGGGTATCAACGAGAGAAGCCGGAGAAGATTTTACTCTCGGGGGTATCAACAAGAGAAGCCGGAGAAGATCTTACTCTCGGGGGTATCAACAAGAGAAGAATTGCCAGCATTTACAAGGCTTTGTGCCTCACTGGTTGATTTTCCCAGTGTATATAGGAGCAACCGACGAGTAAGAAAGGAGAAGCGAAATGAGAAAACCAACACCAGAAGAAATTACAGATTTATTAAATTCGACCCCGGAGTTTTTCGCCACGTTACTTGGACGTGAAACCGTTATAGGGTGCACGGTTATTATGCCAGGGCGTGAACCGGTTTATATGGAGAAGAGAGAGGTGAAACAGAATGCAGAATGATAACATTACACAGACAATCAAAGAAAATTATAAAACGTATGCAGAAGAGCGCCTAGTGCCCATAGAAGCATTGCGAGAGATGGGATATACCACAGACCAAGCTATAAAGATTGCAATTATGTTTGAATTAAGAGAGATCTCGGATTCTCTTGGTTCACCAGAATACGGAGATATGGCGTTAAGCCTGAGTAGGTTGTCGGATTGTGTCAGTTACATACCACCCACACCGCACCAAGAAAGAGGGCGCCACGTGTTACAAATCAGCGGAATGGTTGACACGAATTGTTACTAAAAAATTAGCCCCATAAGAAGCGGCAACTTCTTACAGGGCACGATAGCCGGAGCTACCCAAACACATAACAAAGTCATGGTAGCACGGATCCGGCAGAAAGGAAAGTGTTTTATGACAAAAAGAGATTTATTTTGTTTAACAAATGAAGAATTGAACAATTTAAAATATCCAAATCTTATAGCAGAAGTAAGAGAAACGACTTACTCTATTTGCACAATTGCGGATCACATGGGACTTCCTAAACCATATCGAAAAGAAGATGATGCGGAAACATGGGACAAGCTAACCGGAAAGAGGGATATTTTATACGGTGAAGCGGTTGGGCTTTGTGGATTATTTGGTGTAACTTTTGAATACTTATTTGACGAAAAATTAAAGATTGTCAGTGGAAAACCGGCGGCTTATTGGAGATGGTTCGATACGCATGAGAAACAAAGGCAAGAGCTTGAACGGTTTAAAGAGATCCGAAAGCTGGAGTGCGAGCTGAGAGAGAAACCATATCTTTTAGAGTTTATGAAAATTGCCGTGACTTTGAACAATGAGCAAATTGATGTTCTTGTCAATGAACTTCGCAAGCGAAAGAACTGCGGAAAATAAACCGACTGCCCTCCCGGTGAAAGTGTTGGCGCACTGGATCCGGACGGCAGATCAGAGAAAAGAAAGGAATTGAAAAGATGAAGAAGATCGCGCATACCGTGAAAGAAATGCTTGTATTGAGTTTACCGCTGCTATTCTGTGTGCTGATGGTGGCGTACTGGCTAGTATTTGGATATACCATATAAACGGATCCCCTTCCCTCCTGTGCTGATGCTACCAACATCAAAGCAGGCGGAAGGGGTTACAAAATAAACGAAGGGTGGAAAAACACATGAACGAAGAAAGAGATTTAAAATTATTTGAAATAATGGACGAGCTAGATGTTGATATGGACACAGCGGAGTTGTTGCTTGAGGACATGGAGGAAGCAGATGAGTGTGAAGATTAAGCTATCATATACCGATGAAGAGGAATGCCGGGAGATCATGCGGCTATTGTCTCCGGTGGTGAAAAGCTGGAAGAAGCAGCCTGCAAAGGGGAAGTATAAGAGGGCTTATAGTGTGCACACAAAACGCACACAAAAACATTAAGGTTTATCGGAGGTGTAGAATGGGACATTTTATTGTTAGAATATTAGATTCTGTTGAACGCTTTTTAACTATTGTCGCGGATTGGTTTTATGAAGAAGATTAGGAAAAAAAAGATATTGAACCACGGGCGAACCACGGGAAAAAATAATTTAATTACACGACTACGCGCGCGTATTCTGTCATTTCTGCCACCCTAAAAGAGGTATCAAGCCATTTTGGCCACCCTAAAAAGAAGTATACTTCATTATCTGAGTCCCTAAAAAGAGGAGTGAGAGAGATCTCGCGGAGTATTGAAGCATGGACAAAGCCCGAACGAAGCGAGAAAGGAGGTTGACTGTGAATAATTCAAACTTAATACCAAACACCGAGAGAAGCCCGGAAGAACTACGGGAAATGGGAAGAAAAGGCGGTATAGCGTCAGGAAAGGCGAGGAGAAGGAAAAGGGACTTGCAGAAGTTGGCTAAAATGTTGTTAGACAAGCAGACCGCTGAGTCGTTCAAGGAAATATTAGGGATAAAGGATAATAAGGAGTAGTAGCATGAAACTAATACCGGTGACAGCAAGAGAGATACCCGTGGAGCAAGCTATATTCAATCGTGCATGGGGAATTGTCAAAGAATATGGAAATATAAGCAATAGTGATATAGAAGCCTGGGACGATTTAGTAGGGGCTGTGGACAGTCTTTATAGGCTGGGGACGGACGAAGCCACTTATAGATTGTCTAAGGCGCTTGCGCTTGGTATAGTTGACTATTTAGAGACTAAGAGCGGGAAGGGAGGGCATTGAGTGAGAGCAAAGATAAAAGTATCTTATGAGGACAATAACGAGCTTCTGGAAGTGATAAAGAGGCTTAAGCCTATTATTCGTTCGTACAAAGTATCAAAGAGCCAGCAAGGGCAGTTTAAAAGGCGTATATAATTTTGAAATAAATGGATAGAAACGAGTGGCATGGGTAGTTGCTATGTCTCTTCTTGAGTTGCAAGAAGATGGGGCTGACAGAAGAAAGAGAGCGTATATATTACGATATGCGCGGAAGAATAGCTACGAACACAAAAGACCAGAACAGGAAATATACGGCTGATATGATTCGGAATGCTGACAGAGATTCAAAACAGTACTATCGGTACAAAAGTATCATGGGATCGGGCATTGGAAGCCTTGAGAAATTCCGGCAGATGAAGTATAATAAACCTAAAGAATTTGATTTGTTGACAGACTACAAAAATTCTGTTGAAAATGGGATGATATCTCCGTTATCCGGATTTAAAAACTATAAAAAATTGCATGGAAGAATAGAAAAAGAGATTGTTGGTATGAAGACATACAACGGGATAGAAATTTCAGGACAGAGTAAACATTTTATAGAACGTGTCATAGGGACAAAAGAAGACCCGAAGACCGAGAGACCAAGAAGTGGAGTTGAGATTGAGGATATACGGTATGCGCTTTTATATGGGCAAGTCAGGATGAGAAAAAGAGATCCTGATAGTGTTAAATTTGTTACAGATAGGTGTATTGTATCGGTAAATCCCAATACAGGAATTTTAATTCAGTGTAATCCGCAATAGGAGGCGACGATATGATTATAAAATTAAATAATGAGATGTCGAAACTTCTTTTAGAAGAAGTTGAGGATGCACAATCTTTGATTTTGAGCCAAAGGGAAATAGATTCTGATTCAAAAGAGTTGGAAGTGTCCGATATAAAAGAACTGCAACTTTTAGTAAATGATGAAATTGTATATAGAGGTTTAGATTATCAAGAAACGGTTAATGATTTTGGCAAAAAACTGTATAAATTGTATGATGAGATTCTTCATCAGAGGGATTCTAGTAATTAA